ACCGACTCCAGCAGATGCGCGACCCTAGGCTGTACGAACCTCCAACAGCCAAGGACTTTCTCGACGCGTCCCTTGATGCTGCCGGGAAGGGTGCCAAAGCCGGGGTCGGAGCAATTGAGCAGGTCATCAAAATCATCTTCTGGGCCGTCATCTTCCTGGCCGCCCTCAAGTTCCTGCTCCCGATTTTGTAGCCCGCCGCTGCTCTTCCATCCGCTCGGCCTGCCGTTCCAGCTCGGCCTGCTCCAGGGCCCGCAGCTTGGCGAACGAGCGCGGGGTGTAGTCCACCGGCGGCAGCAGCATGGCGGCGGTCTCGCGGATCACCGAATAATCCAACCCGATGACCCCGAAGCCCGACGACCGCCACTGCGTGGACACCCCGCACCACAGCCGCCACGCCCCGACGTTCTCCGGCCACAATTCCGGTCCCTGCGAGTTCTCGCACCCCTCGCACTCCGAACCGGAGCCGCCGCACGTCCGGCAGTAATCTATTCGGTCCGGGGCGGTTCGCCATTCCCAGACCTCATGAAGTTTTTTATTTCGTCCCGCAGCCCGAAGGTTGAGGTGGTGATCATGGCGTTCAAGGTGTTCGTCTTGCGGTTGCACACCTTGAGTTCGTCATAGACATCCTTGCCGTAGGCCTTCTCGATGACCCACTGCGCCAGGTCGATTCCCTTTTCCGGTGCGCCCACGGTCTCGGCCTCGCGCCGCAGGTATTCCTTGGCGTCTTCGGCGGACAGGGTCCGGCACTCTTCCGGATTCTTGGGTAAAATGAATTCGCTCATGCTCTACTCCTCCCAGGTCTTGATCTCATTCTGCAGGGTGACCACGATGGCCGATCCGGCCGCGCCCGCGTCGTAGAACGCGCGGTAGCCGAACTCCTCCTTGATGCCCTTGGGGCCGGAGATGCCGGGCGTCTTGCGCTCGATCTCGGTCTCCTCCATGGACACGGTCAGGCCGTAGCCGCCCTTGTACCAGCCGAACGCCAGGGGCGAACGGGTCTCGGCCTCGGCGCGATCCAGGAACCGGGTGGAAGTGAACAGGCCGGAGATGTTGCCGGACAAGCCCATGATCCCCTCGGGCAGGGCCACGCGGCGGCCGCCGGAGCCGATGGTGTACTGATCGTCGCCCGTGTCCAGGTCGGCGTTGATGCTCAGGGTCACGGAAGAGAACCGGTTGGTGATGGTCTCGCCGTCGTCCACCACCCGCGCGTCGCCCTGGCTGAACCGCACCAGCGGAAACTGCACGGGGATGTCGTTCTCGTGGTCATCGAAAGGAGTGGAACTTTTCTGCTCGTCCACCCCGGTCAGCGACAAATTCACGCCCACCACGCCCGATCCACCCGCGGACAGCTCGGCGGAACCGACCTTGAGGCCGTAGGCGTGCAGGTACAGCGGCAGGTCCGGGAATCGCTTCTCGGCGGTCACGGAGGGCATCTCGAAGCCCAGGGAATCGTCGATGGCGTAGACGTGCCGGTAAAACAGGCAGTCGGCGGTCTCGTCCCCGTTCAGGGTCTCGGCCGCGTAGGTCGCGGTGACCGCGATCACGCTTGCCGTGGTACCGCGCTTGATCGTGTAGGCCGCGTTGTAGTTGGTGGTGCCGGCCACGGTGATCTCCGCGCCCACGGGCAGGCCGTGCCCGGCGCAGGGCAGTCCCACCTGACCGCCGCCCAGGTCGGTGACTGCGGCGGCGTCCAGGGTCACACGCCGCGTTGGGGTCGCGGTGTCCGAGCTGTCCAGCAGTTCGCTCACGTAGGCGGCGCTGATGACCAGCTGATTGGCCGAGGTCTCCGGGGCCAGCATGTGATAGCCGTCGTAGTTCGTGGTGCCGGAGATGACCACCGGCGCGGACGGCTCCAGGCCGTGGGCGGTGGCGGGCAGCCCCACCTTGCCGCTGCCGAGGTCGACGGCGTTGTCGTCGTCCAGGTTCACCGCGCCCACCGCCGTGGTGGTTGGCACGCCGAACAGTGCCTTGAGCCACAGGCCGATGGCGTGGGCGTCCACCGGCACGGTGGCCGACCCGGATTCGTCGATGTTGCCGCGCACCGGTGCAGTGGGGTTGCGGGTGCCGCGAATCAGCGGATCGTCTTCCAACGCCTGGCTGGCGCTCGGCTCGAAGTTGTTGAACGGGATCAGATACGGCTTCCTGGCCCCTTCTGCGTTGATCACGCCGAAGGCCGTCTCGAAGCCGATCAGGGCTTTGCCCTTGAAGCCTTTCGCCTGTGTCATGGTGTCCTCCTACAAACCCAAGGTGTTGGGGATGTTGACGGTGATGAAAATGTGTCTCTCGAAATATCCCTTGCCGGGGTTGGACTTCTCCGCCTGCCAGTCGGACAGGGGATATTCCAGGCCTTCCAGGTAGCCGCGCACCGCGGCCTCGAACTCCTTGAGCGTCCGTCCGCCCCGATAGCGGACCCCTCGCTTGCCCTCGTCATAATCCTTGGCCGTGTCCTTGATGCCGAGCACCACCATGACCACATGCGTGGCATTCTCGATCTCCTGACCATCCCTGTCCGAGATGGGGATGACACCAACGAACGGGGTGTCTTGGCTGCCCTCCATGTCGCGCGGATCGAAGTCCAGGAAGAGGTGCGGCTTGCGGCCGAACGCTGCCTCGCAAAAGTCGTTCACCGGCACGGCCCCGAGCAGGGCCTCGTACCAGGTGGTAGCGATGGTTTGGCTGTCGATGGTGTCCATGTAGTCTCCCTATGCCGCCCGGCTGAAGCGGCGCTCGGACCGGCCCAGGTACTGGGCTATCTTGGTTTCGATCCGCACCCCAATCTCTTTCTTGGACGCCTCGAACACGGGCTTGATCAGTTCTCGCCCCTTGGTTTCGATGGTCTCGCCTTGGGGAATGCCCAGCCCGGCCGCCGCAAAGAACCGGCGCATCTTGGGCGTGACCTTGGTGGAGAACCCGGCCTGGAGCCGGGCCGCCTTGGCCGCGGCATCCTGTGACAGCCAGCCCACCCGGACACGCATCAGCGCCTTGTCCCGCTTGTAGCCCACGGCCTTGACCAACGCGCCGAAGGGGTGCGTGGCCGGGTCACGCAGCTTCTTCCCCAGCCGCTCCCGCTTGAGGTCATCCAAGGTACGTAGCTGCTGAATGTCGGACAGCGCCGGCCAGTTTGCGTGTGGCGGATTATCGGAGTAGGCCGCATCCTGGATACGTTTGCGCAGCCACCAGCCAACCGACCCCAGGGCCTTGGTGAATTCCTTGGGAAACGTCTTGGCTAGGTAGGCCATAAACGGCGTGACGCCGTCATTGACGGTGACCATGGTCCCGGTCTTGGCCCCGTGAAACGAGTAGACGCGGCCCTTGATCCGCACGGTGTCAAAATTCGAGACGCTCATCGGTACACCCCGCCCTGTAGGGCCACGCACAGGCACGACCACCAGGCCTGATCCGATCCCCGCCGGGGGAGCGGGCTCACGGCCCGGATCTCGTATTCGAGCTCGCCGTAGCGGAAGCTGTCCGCCTTGGTCGGCTCGCGGTCCACGTCCACGGGCCGCACCCGGATCTCGGCGTAACGCCCGGTACCCTCGAACACGGGAGCGCCGGGCCACCCGGCCGGGACGTCGCTCATGCCGAAGTCCTCCACCATGGCGGTCAACGGCTTGGACATCTCGTCGCGCGGATAGAACACGACGGGCTCGCCGAACGTATCGAGAAAAACCTGAGCGGCTTCGGCAAACACGGCCGCCCCCTACTCCGCCATGGCCGCAACGGCCACGATGATGCAGACCACGGCCACGGCGCACGCAATGATGGTCACCTTGTGCCTGGCCCACAGCCCTTCGGCGGCGTCCTCGGCCTTGTCGCAGGCCTTGGCTGTCTCTTCCTGAAACTCATTCACGGCATGCTCGGCTGCGTCGCCGATCTGCTTTTTGCTCTTCTCAAGGTTCATGATGTCACTCCTTGTCATTTTGGTTGGTTGCCTCATTCAGCCCACGGATGGCCGCCTTGTCGGCGTTGGCCATGCCCAGAGCTTCACGAAGCGCCCGGATGCACGGCACAAAATCGCCGTTTACCTCGATAAGACACTCGGGCTCGGGCGTCGGCTGTGTGAGATGCTCCGGGATGGAGATGCGCACGACCTCGGTCCGGGTCACCACCTGCGGACGTTCAGCGGAGCAACCCGCGAACATCAGCAGGCACAGGAGTGTCAGCCCAGGAGCGAACTTCCTCACGCAGCAAAACCTCCTTCCAGGCGCGTTGAAATTTGTTCCGCTCGGCGGCGATCCGCTTGGTCTCCACGGCGCGCTCGGCCAGGGCCTGGTCCTTGGCCGCGTCGATTTCCCTCAGTTCGGCCAGCGCGGCCTCGGCCGACTCGTAGGCGGCAAGCGCCTGCGCCCGGTCAGCCTGGGCAGCGACGATCTCGGTGCGCGCCTCGGCCAGCTTCGCCTTGAGGCTGGTTCTGGACCACATGAGCCCGGCCACCACGGCAGCCATGGCGGCCAAGGAGATCCACTTCCAGGTGCCGCCGGATCCGAACAGCTTGATGATCCACGACAGCATCACGCGGCCTCCTGATAGTCTTCGTCGACAATCTCCAGCGGGAACTGCTCAACGCCGTACAAATCATCCATGAACTCGGCGTGGGCGGTCCGGCTGTTCCACACGGCGGGCACTGCGGGGTCACGCGTAGTGCCGAGCAGGATGCACCCCATGGTGTTGCCCACGTAGTTGCCCCAGTGAAAAAGGATGTGCGTCCGACCGTGGACGTCGGTCACCTCGAAGGTCTCGCCGTAGGTCGGGGAAATTTTGCGGCGGCAGATGTACCGCCCGGCCGGGATGCACGATATATTCGGTTTGTTGCGCTGCCACGGATTTTCCAGGGTGTAGAGCCACGCGGTCTCCACGTCGCCATCCACCACGAACAGCCGCCCCATGGTCACCCGCCCGTCGCGGATGTCGCGTTGCAGTCTGATCTCAATCACGGGACACCTCCTTTGCTTCGGCTGTCTCCGCTACCGTCCGGAACCGCTCGATGCGTGAAACCAGCCACTCAGGCATGCGCACGCCCTCGGCAGCCAGGTGGACGGACACGGACAAAAATTCGCAAACGGCCAGGTAGCAGACCATGAAGTCACGCGCGGGATCGTGGAACCAGGGGACCGCTCCACGGGACGCGATGTCCAGCATGTTGGCCGCCGCCACCGCTACGATGTAGAGCAGAAATTTGAGGATGCCGTGACGCATCCGGGTAAAGCTGATCTGCTTGTGGTAGCAGGCCCGACCGAAACCGAGCAGATAGTCCGCCAGGAACAGGGCGACCAAAGCCTTGAACGGAAGGTCGAATCCTCCGAGCAGCCACCCCACCCCTCCCAGACATGCGGCTGCGCAGCTCTTGAATGTGATCTGATCCCACATCGCGTACATCCATCCCAAAAGGTTCATACGTCGCCCCTGTCGCTGCCCTCATCCTTTCAGGACGGCCCGACCTGGTTGCAAAGCCGGGCCGCCCCTGCGAGGAGGTAGGGAAGTTACGCGTTCAGATCGATAGCCACTTCGGCGTCGTCGCTGGCCGCGGCGGCCCAGGCGTGGCCCACCAGGGTGTTGTCCGTGGCCGTGGTGGTCAGCGTGCCGGTCCCGGCCGTGCCGTCCACCGGGTCGCCGTCCGCGTCATGGTAGAGCGGGACGCCCTGGCCAATGGCTCCGGCGGCCTTGGGCAGGTGGTGAATTTCCTTCATTGCCAGCTCGCCGGTCTCGCCGTCCGGGATGTCCACGGTGGCAACGCCCAGGAGCGAGCCGACCAGCACCATCTGACCGGACACGATGTCGGAGCCGGTTCCGTTGGTGTAGGTCATGAATTTTCCGGGCTGAACATGGGTCTGAGCCATGGTGTTCTCCTTGTGCTCGCCCCGGCCCTAAGCCGGGGCGGTTGTCGGTTCGGGGCTATTCGCCGGGGTTCTTGTAGACGCCCAGGGAATCCTGCCAGCCGCCGCCGAAGATGTGGCGGCACTTGTAGGACACGGCGTCGCGAACGAACTCGTCGTTCTCTTCGAGGTAGGGCTGTTCGTTGCCGTCCAGGAAGGCCAGCTCTACCGTGTCAACCTGCGACGGGGAGCCGAAGAGGTACCAGGCCGCCTCGCTAACCGCGTCCAGGCGCGGATCGGACACAGGCTGGAGCTTCCCGGCCCAGGGGTTGTGCACGCCGCTGGACATCTCGGCCGAGGGCAGCGCGGTGGAGCGCAGCAGGATCTCGACGCTGGTCTCCAGGGCCACGGGGTGCAGCAGGATGGCGGGCGTGACGTCCATGGTCGCGCCGTTCATCCCCTTCTGCTTGCGCATGGCGGCGCGGGCTTCGGACAGGGTGTCGGCCGAGACGGCGGCACCGGTTCCGGCCAGGTTATTATGGCTGGCATGGAAGACAGCCTTGCCGTCGTTCATGACAGGGTTGCCGGTGATCAGCCCGTAGACCACATCGGCGACCTTGCGCTTGGCAGCAGCGCCGAGCAGCTGCGGGATGCGGCTGAAGGCGCGCAGGTCGTCGTTGACGATCATCTCCAGGGTCAGGGACAGAATCTTGCCGTACTTGCCGACGCGGTAGGATTCCTGGTTGTCCTTGAGTTCGCCGGTCTTGTACTCGCCGTTCTCACCGATCAATTCCAGATCGGGGGCCTCGGACAGGGAGATTCCGTAGATGGTCTTGAAGTCGGACGCGGGTACCACGTTGAGCAGCGGACGCCACGTCTCGGGGGCTTCGGTGTACGCCCGCTGCAAGGTGCGGTTGGCCGCGTCCATGAAAATGGAGGCGAAGTCGCTGGTGGACGCGCCGCCGGCGGACAGGCGCACAACCTGCTTGGCCAGCTGGTAGCGGGACAGGGTCTTGGTAGCCACGCCCTCACGGTCCAGGCACATCCTGGCCAGCTCGTGGAGCGACAGCACCTTGAACTCGTCCGCGCCGGCAGCGGGCTTGTCCACCTTCAGGCCCATGCGCAGGGCCACGCCGTCCGTGGCCGCCATGCGGAACTTGTCCGCTTCGTCCTCGCCGGACTGGAGACGCCCGACGCCGAAGGCCGGGTTCTTTTCGGC